AGCTCCCGCCGCATGATCAAGATCGAACTCACTCAGGAGCAGGCCAACGCGCTGCTCCAGCTCATCGACGTAGCGGTTAAGGCCGGTGGCGTGGCCAACGCCCGTGCCGCCCTCCCGCTCGTCGATCTCATCCTCAACGCTGCCCAACCCAAGCCCGAATGAAGAACTGGAAAACAACCGCCGGCGGCGTGGCCGTGCTGCTCGCCGCGCTCTCGGTCGCCATCAAACAAGCAATCGCTGGTGACATGGGCGGTGCCATCGCCGCCGCTGTCGGCGGTGCCGGTGCCATGTTCACCGCGCTCAAGGCCCAGGACGCCAAGCCCGACGACAAGCCATGAAAGACCACCTGCGAGATGTTGGCATCAACATTGGCCTACTCGTCGCAGGCTTCGCAGGCAGCCTGGTCAACGTGAAGAAGGACGGTCACAAGAACTGGGCCACCACGTTGACCTCGCTCCTCGCAGGCACCCTCTCAGCCAACTACCTCACCCCGGTAGTGGTTAAGTTCTTCAATATGCAGGACAGCAACACCCAGTACGCTGCCGCGTTCATCATGGGTTTTCTCGGCCTTCACGGCGTCGAGTTCGTCATCGACAGGTTCAAGAAGAAATGAGCCCACTGACCATCGTCAACGCCATCGCCAGCGGAATCCTCACCGCTGGCGTTTCTGCTTTCATGATCATGCTCTATCGCTCCGACGGAGTGGTCAGACGCTGGCCAATGACCGGAAGCATCCTCCTGAAAATATCACTGTCTTTCACAGCCTCCGGGGCACTCTTCAACTGCCTCACCCTCTCAACACCACCAACCTCCGAGATCATGCTCAACTGCGGACTCGCAGGCGTCTTCGCGTGGGCCACGATCTTCCACGCCAAACTCCTCAAACATGGATCCAATAACCAGCATCGCCCAGGGCGTGATGACCGCGACCCTGAACAAGATCATTGATCAGAAAGACCAAACCCTTGAAGACGGACAGAAAGACAATCGCTTGCGCGATGACCTCTTGGCTCGCGCTGATGCTGCCGGGTTGCGCCCCGACAAGAGTGGTGATGGTCCCGCCGGGTCAACCCGTCAGACTGGCTGAACCAGTCAAAGCCCGCGTCTGGGCCAAAGATGCCAGCGGGAACACCGTCAAAAGCCGAAACCGCGTGACAATCAGCGAGGGTTGGTACGCACTACCTCCAAGAGAATAGTATGGGAACCCCACTCACAGGCAGTACCGTCGCCAGCACCTACACTGGCCTACTGAAGACCACCGACAACGCCACTCTCACCTCAACCCTGAAGAGCCTCTGCGACGGTGGCGGCAACGATTCGGCGCTTCAGGTCTCCACCACGGCTGCCAATGTGGCCGGCGATTTCAGCGTTGCCACCAACAAGCTCACGGTGGCTAGCGCGAGCGGTAACACGGCTGTCGCTGGTACACTGAATGTCACCGGGGCCACATCTCTCAGTTCGCTCACGACAAGCGGCAACGCCACGATTGGAGGAACGCTCGGTATCACCGGTGGTCTCACAATCCCCGGCACACTCTCGGTCACCGGCGCATCCACGCTCACCGGCGCGGTAGGCATGGGCAGCACCCTCAACGTCACCGGAGCCTCCACGCTGGCCAGCTTAGGTGTCACCGGAGCAGCCACCGTTGGAACAACTCTCGGAGTCACGGGACTTTCGACACTCGGAAGTCTTACGGTCACAGGCGCGACCAACTTCAATACTACAAATACATCCGGCCTAAGTACGTTGGCCGAACTCGACAATCTTGGAGATGCTGCCATTGGAGGTACACTTGATGTCACCGGAAGCACCACGCTTGGTTCAACGCTTGGTGTTACCGGAAATACAAACTTAGGGGGTACTCTTGGTGTAACTGGTAATGCCACGCTATCTGGAAACCTGTCTGTCAACGGTAACACCACCATCGGAAACGCAGCCGGTGATTCCCTCACAGTCACGGCGGGGGCCGTCACCATCAACAACCTGCCGGCCAAGACCACTCCGGTTGATGCAGACACCGTCCTGATCAGAGACTCAGCAGCTTCCAACGCTCTCAAGACTGCTTCTGTCTCATCGTTGGGTGTAGTCAAATTCGTCTACTCCGAGGGCTTCTCGAAGGCCGGCGGAGGCGGCCAGACCATAGCCATCACCGCAGGTGGCGGTGGTTACGCGATCCAAGAAGGTGGATCAACATCGGATTGGACATACACATGGTCTCCGAAAACCGTAGGGAACAAGGCTCTCATAAGGGTTTCTGTTCCGGTTGAGGTCTCTGTTCAAGGAAGTGTCTACATCGGTGTCGCAAAAGCCCCGTACAGCGTTCCAACAGACTACATCGGAGTTGGAGCCGCATACGCTTCAGCGGCGTCATCTTCCCCAGTGAACGTGCTTGCCGACATGGTCTTCACGTCCACAGCCGCATCTCACACCTTCAAGATCTTCATCACATCAGCCAGTCAAACCGTTGTGATAGCCCAAAACTCGGCTGGGTATTACTTCGGTCAAACCGGCTCGACGTTGCAGGCCAAGGTGCAGTTTGAATTGATCGAGTACGCATGAAACCCTCCGAAGTAGCCCAAGCGGCTTGCGACAAGCTCTCCTTCACCGACGCAGCCACGCTCGCGTTGGCCAAGAAGTTCTGCATCCGTCGCTACTCGATGATCTGGGATTCGTGCCTCTGGAACGATACCCTCGGCGTCGTCTCCACAGCCGTCACCAACGGCCAAGAACTCGTCACCATCTCGGACTACGTCACCGCCACGTACACCTCCGGGACCGGTTACAACATGTTCCTCGATTTCCCGGTCGCCTCACGCTTCACGGTCACCGGCGAGACCGATGGCATCGAGGTCCCCGCCGCAGAATGGGTCTCGTTCTTCCAACTCGATCCCAATACGTGGAACAACGTAGATAGCCGCAAGTCCACGCCTGGCAATTTCGTCAACTGGGCTCGCGTTCTCGGTGTCTCCTACGGACAGGCCGGTGTCCCACGCATCAAGCTGGTCCCCACGCCCAATACCGACGGCACCCTGTTCATCTTGGGCAAGAAACAGTCGCAGATGCGGCAGTTCGGTGAGGCCCAGACCATCTCCAACGACACCAACTTCGAGCTTCGCGGCGTCGAGAACGCACTCATGGCCTACACCGAAGGCGATCTCCTCGAATACTCCCGCCAGTACGGCAAGGCACAGGCCAAGTTCCAAGAGGGCGCTGCTCAGGTCTCAATCATGAAGGACATGGAGCGCGGCCAACAGCAGCAGATCAGCCGCATCATCCCGGATAGCCTCTACGATTACACGTTCCAGGACATCCTCTAATGCCCTTCCAATCCACAGACGCGCTCGATGACCAGATGCTTCTGGATGGAAGCAATGGTTTTTCCACCGGAGTCATCTCCGCCACTCGTCCAGACGCCATTCCTGCCACGAGCATGGAAGAGGCGATCAACATGGACTACGATGACTTTGGAAACCTCGTCACGCGCCTCGGTGCCGTATCACTGGCCGGTAATTCGGAGTCCCGCACTTGGGAGGATGTCATCACCAACTGGGAGTCCACCACTTCCAACTTTGCCAGTAACCTTCCTGTCAACTCGCAGGTCTTCTCAGGCTTCTACTTCGATACCGCAGCGTCCGAGCGCCTCGTCATCGCTGTTCTCAACCGGAACACGAATGCCAAGGATCTCTACTACGGATCACCCGGCGTTTCGTACAACATCATCAGCAGCTCGACGATCAATGCCGCGTCGAACTTCGTCTACTTCGCACAGCTCAACGACAAGCTGTTCTACGCAGACGGCTATAGCGTCCTTCGTTATGTCACCAGCGCCAACGCCAACTCGGCTGTCACCGCTGGAAAGATCAGCCGCATCGATGTCATCAATCAGGGATCCGGCCACAGCTCGATTCCAACCATCACCATATCGGCTCCGCCCAGCGGTGTCACAGCTACCGCTGAGGCGAGAATCGGTGGGGACGGTGCCATCCTTTCCATCGTAATCACGAATCCCGGCAGCGGTTACACAACTGCCCCTACGGTATCTATCTCTCCGGCAAACCAATCTCACGCGGTCGCATTTGTCTCGCTGGCTCCTCCGGCAAAGCCGATCTACCTCACCACCCACACCAATCGTCTGTGGGCGGTGTCCGCCGACACCTCCGTCCAGCCCGACACCCTCTACTTCTCGGATCTCTTGGATGGTGAATCGTGGGATCCGCTCGGTTCCATCCGTGTCGGAGGCGACGGTGATCCCATACGTGGACTCTACTCGTGGTTCGGGTACAAGCTCCTCGTCTTCAAGGAACGCTCAATCTGGAGCGTGGACGCAGATCCCACGCAGGATCCCGCCGATTGGGTCATCTCACTCATCTCAGGCAACATCGGGTGCTCCTCGCACCGATCCATCGCCGCTGTCGGTGCCGATGTCTTCTTCCTGTCCCGCGACGGCATCCGCTCGATGGCTCAGATCCAAGCGGGCACCCAGACCAGCGTCGGCCTCGCGCTCTCCAGCCCGATCAATGACCTGATCAGCAAGATCGACAAAACCAAGCTCGACCTGTGCGACGGTGTCTTCTGGAACAACCGCTACCTCCTGGCCGTTCCGTTCATCACAGGAGGACCATACTCGATCGGACTCGAAAGTGAGTACGCATTGCTCCTTGAGTCCGGCTCATCCATTGAAATGGAAGGAGCGTTCAACGAGAACAACGCGGTCATCGTCTACCACTCACTGGCCCGCTCATGGCTCGGCTACTGGGACAACTGGCAGGTCAATGACTTCATCCCCACCGCGTTCTCGCAGTTCGGACCAGTCCTGATGTTCGCCGGTGACATCGTCTCTCTCAGAGATGGAGCAGGCCAAGTATGGTCGTTCAACGACTACCTGCCCAACACCCGCCTGAACCCGATCTCCAGCTCGGCATACCTCGACGGCGGAAGCACCTACCAGTCCACCGTCATCACCAAGGCATACAACCTCGGTGAACCCATTCCAGACAAGATCGGCTACAGCATCCAAGTCGCGCTCGACAACCCGTACACTTCGAGCATCGGTGCCGCGCTCTCCTTCGCCACCAACATGAGCGGCACATTCACGAGCATCGATGGAGCCATAAGCGTTCCCAATTCTCAGAAGTACCTGAGCGCATACAACCTCATCAGCCGTGGACGCTGGAACAGCATCCAGTTCAAGATCAACACCACCAACGGAAGCCGACTGAGCCTTCAGTCCACGATCCTGTCCGGGTTCGTTGATTCCGTGCGGCCACAGCAATGAACTCGTTTCCAACCGTCAAACTGATCCAAACGCTTGAGCAGGAATCCAAGGTCTTGCAGGCTGCTCGCGCCAACAATGACTCGATCATTTGCCCAACGCACGTTGTCGAAAGAAATGGCGAAATCATCGGTGCATCGTCGTTCGGAAGGGTGCCGCTCCTTCTTCTTTGGAACCACACCGAAAAAGTGTCAGCAAGGGACAGCATGCACCTGAAGCGTGTCTATGATTCAATCATGGAGACCAAGGGGTTCCCAAAGTACTTCATAGCATGCAATGAGCATAGCCCATACAATGGGTATATGAAGAGGTTTGGTTTCAGGCCAATTTGGAAAACTGAAATATTTGAAGGAGGGGTATGAATATTGAATCTAATATAGCCAGAGTTTTGGCTCACAGCGTAATGCTGTTTGCCAAGGATGATTGGAGCAAAGATTACCCATCTATCCCATGGGGCGAGCCGCAGATGTGCGGGCCGAGCTACAATGCCCCGGACATTGCTGCGGCGAACCGGGAAGCTGTTGAGGCAGCAATCGAGACGTTTCCGCTCCAGCGCCAAGTTGAAGCGGCGTCTCGCATAGGAACCGAAGGAAGCATCACCACTCCTAGTGGGAAGGTAATACCTTACGATTTCAGAGAAACATCAGATATAGCGATGACCAAAGCGATAGGCCAAGCGTTGGCCGATCTCGCTCCAGTCATGGCCGAACGACAGTTGGAGGCATCCAACTTGTATGGAACCAAGTTCGCTCGCCAGCGAAGAGCTGAACTCGAAGCCCTTGATCCCACTCGCTTTGGTCTTTACGAGAAATTTCTCAGCGATATTCGCCAAGGTCCGTCCGCCGAATCTTTGGCTGTCACCGAAGCTCCTGTTTACGAGCGCGTAGGCATACCTACAAGCCCGCGTGATACCGGCTCCGCCGCCCAGATGCGAAGCGATCTCGAACGCCAGATCGCCGCCGGTCTCGCCCAAGCTGGAACACTCGATCCAACGATGATCCGTGCGGCTGAACAGGCCGCCCGCGCCCGTGGAACCGCCACCGGCAACATCCTAGGCAACCTTTCGGCGTTGCGCGAGGCTCGCGCTGTTAGTGAAGCGGTAGCCAACGCGGATGTTCAGCGCCGTCAGCAGGCTCTTGGCCTACTCCAGAGCGGCCAGACCACGAGTGATGTCGCCAATCGACAGGCTCAGGAAGCGTTCCAGAACATCCTCGCGGCCACCGGCCAGAGGAATACGGCGATGCAGCAGACCTTTGCTGGCCAGATGGCTCAGCAGCAGCAGCGGCAGAACATCGGGCAGCAGAACATCGCCAACATCCAGTCCGCCTTGGGACTCCAGCCGATCGTTTCGCAGGCCGCTCAGCTCGGAGGTCTCCAGCAGGGCGCTTCTCCGTTCGCAGCTCCGCAGCTCATGCAGGGAATGCAGCAGGCGGGTCCGGGACAGCTCATGCAGACAGGCGCAAACTTCGCGTTGCAGAATGCTCAAGGTGCATTTCAAGCATCTCAAGCAGGCTCTCCGTTGGCCATATTCCAAGGGTTTGCCGGAGGCATCGCAAACCTTGGTTCTGCTTATGGCAGAGGCGGTTTCAATCTAGGAGGCTAAATCATGGCTGAAATCGGAACGCCACTCGACACGCTGACCGAGCAGACCTACGGGGTCAAAGGGAAGGAACCAGACACGACGTTTGAGTTCATCGGATCATATCCGACAGAGCCCATCTCTCCGTTCGAGCGGTATCTGCTCGCGTTGGAAGACCTTCAGTCACCGGTGGCGCTGACCCTTCCCCCTGATCCTGCGGTTACTGGGTCGCCGGCAGCGGTGAATCTCAGAAGGCCAATGCGTCCCACCATCTTCGGGCCTGTCACGCCCTCCGGATACGCCGAGCCTCCGGTAGATCCGATGAGCTATTACGAACGCCCTACCACCATGGCCACCGGAGGCGGAGGAGGTTTCGACAACTTGGGCGGTGGATTCAACAGGACTCAGCCCGCAACAGGAGGTGGCGTTGTAACAACAACCCCTACCCAGACAGTTTCCAATCCGACAACCACCACCGGGCAGTTCTACTACAAACCAGAGGAATATGACCCATCCACAGGAATCGGCGTCGTGTATTCACCTGGTCCAGATGAGCAGATCACTAGTCAGCAAACAGTAAAGCAGCCCACCTCTCCGTGGGGCACAGCCGTTGTTCCTGGTGGAGGTGGAGGTCCCGGTGGAGGAGGTGGAGGAGGAAAGGTTATCACCAATCCGAATTCGCCATATTATGGAATGGAATATGGAACTCCTGTACCTGGGATGCCTGGAGTTAAAATTGGCGATTATTTAGTAGATAATGACGGCAGGGTTTATGATTGGGAAACAGAATGGAGCCCGACCAAACTCCCAGACAGCCCTCTTGTTGGCCCACGTTTCGAGACCGATCCAGTCAACGTAACGATCCCCATCGAGACGCAGCAGCCTGTCGTCACGACTCCGCCTACCAAGACGGAGACAACCACACCTCCTGCCGAGACAAAGCAGCCGGTAGTTTCTGTAGGTGTCACTAAACCCGCTCAACGACCTCCTGCCGTTGTCGAGCAGCGTCCTCCTTTTCAGTTCGTCGAACCCACATTCACGCGGCCTCCGCTGACCGGACCATCGATCACCAATAGACCGATCACGGTCACCCCATTCCCCGAACTCACCACCATTCCCACCGATACCCGCCGGGCTCCTGAGGCCCTGCTCCGCTACTTCCGCGATATCAACTACGATCCCGAGGAGATCCTCGCAGCGGCGATGCGGAGCATGGGCGGGCGCATGGCCCGACGGTCCATCCTCAACGAACTCAGCTAACGATCTATGGCTACACCGCAAAACTACTCGGTTGATCTCGAAGCCGCCGCTTCACGGCGGATCAACCCGTTTCTCAAGGGCCTGACCATGCTCACCGGCGGTCTCGCTGGCGAGTTCACTGGGACCAACGAGCAGATCCGTGAGCGGAACAGGGCTCGCCAAGCGCTGCTTAAGGAGGAGATGGACAAGCGGGATGAGCAGCGGGCAATGGAGCGTCAGTTGATGATCAACGCGCTTCAGTCAGGAGTGGGCCAACTGCAAGGTGCCACGCTTGAGGAGAAGATGGCTGACTTCAGAAACAAGCAGCTTCAACAGAGTATCATCGCATCTGAGGCTACAAGATTTGGGCTTGGTCAGACTACTGGTCCTTCACAGTTTGAAGCGGATCCATTGTATCGAGCCACTGCTGCAAAAGCTCAAGCCGAGATGGCTAAACGCGGCGCTGAACTCACTCAGACCCGTGATATCAATGCCGAGGAAAACCGTCAGTTCCTCGAGGGCCGAGGCGTGACAATCCCCGCTGGAGCCACGGCTGGCCAACTTGAAGCTCTTCGCCGCACTGAAGATATCAAGATGCAGTCGGCTATTCCGTTTGAGCAACGTGGAGAAGTCGCCAAGGCCGGTTTGAGAAGGCTGCAAGCCGCAGGTGCTTACCCGTCTCCGATGGACGTTTCCAAGATGACGGCTGCTCAGGCTATTGCCGAGGAAGAGCCTGCTTCCAAGCAGTACGCCGAAAGCCAGCGCGTGTTTGCGTTTCAGAAGCGTGAACAGGCTGAACAAAACGCTGTTCGTGGATTCATGCAGGAGGCCGCTAAAGAAGCTCCTGATCAGACCAAGTTGCAGGAGATGTTCTACGCTCTTCCGGTCGATGCCCAGAAGGATGCTCGCAATCGCCAGATTGCCGGTGTCACGAGTGTCGCAACCCCCAAAGAGCGTGAACAGCTCACCAAGTATTCCGGGCTGCTTTCCAAGGCTCAGACACTGGTTGGAAACATCTCCGAGTTGGCCAAGAGCGAGGATCTGTCCAAGGTTTCGCAGGATAACTTCAATGGGTTCACTAGCTGGCTTCGCGGAGTTACCAACAAGTACGGCACAGAGGATCCAAAGGTCGCTTTGCTCAACGATATTGTTCAGCAGTTCGAGCAAGTCGTTGCTGGTACTCGGAAAGACCTGTTTGGTGCTTCGCTCACTGGAAACGAGTTGGTTTCAGCACGTTCTCAGTTTGGTGACCCCAATTCAGCGAACTTCCTTCGTAGAATGATCACATTCTTGGATGGGGTGCTCACCAGAGATGTTGTACAGGAAGACTTCAAGGACTTCGGAATCCAAGTCCCTCAAGCTCTTGAGAAACGCGCCCAAGAGGCTCGTGACGCTTGGATGAAGGCTCGGGAAGGATTCAACTTCGGAGGGAAGAAACAGGGGCTTACTCCTGACAAGGAGGCTCGTCTTCGAGAACTCCGCGCCAAGAAGAACGCTCAATAAAATCATCCTATGGCTCAACTTACCGCCGCAGAAGAAGCTGAACTCGCAGCACTTGAGGCCGAACTTGTCGGGCGCGATACCGCAGAGGAAAAGCGGATTGCCATGGCCACTGCTGCGGCAAGGGCTGGCGGCGGAGGCTTCATCATGCCTCCAAACCAACCCGCCGATTTTACTTCAAAAGAATTGGCTCCTGCTGCTCTCAGGTATGGCGTTCCACTTGCCGCAGGTATTGCCGCTGGGCCTGTAACCGGTCTGGCAGCTCTTACTCGCGCCGCTCTCATCGGAGGAGGAGCTGCTGGAGCTGGCGAAGCAGGAGCACAGACAGTCGAGAAGCTCGCTGAAGGACAGGAATATCGCCCTGGTCAGATTATTGGAGCGACCGTTCGCGGTGCCGCGCCGATGTTCAAAGAAGGACCAGGCAAAACAATTCTCACATCCGGATTGACTGGCCTGCTTGGAGGGGCAGCAGAAGGAAAGGTTGAGGGATTCAAATCCGGTGCATACGAAGCTGGCGTGTCAGCACTTGGACCCGCATTCGTTGAAGCCGTAGGAGGTGTTGGCAGAAACCTTGGAAGGTTCTTCTCAAGAGGCGTTTCAAGGGCTGAAGACATCGAGCGAATCGGACCCGGAGTGGAGGCCACTCTAGGCCAAGCATTCCCAGAGCTGGCTGGTCTCGAATCCCGTGTTGCTGCTCAGACCGGAAGCCAAGCACTCAAGGAGCGACTCAATCAGCAGGCCGAGGCAATCACTCGTGCAGTGGTTGGGGTCTCCGGGATGCCCGCTGAGACGTATCCAGACATCGTTCGCCGCGTTGCTTCGACCATGAGCAACATGGATCCGGCATCCATCGAGAGATTGGCCAATGAGGCGGATGCGGTGAACACCGCTCGCAACGCGGTCGAGAAAGCTCGCACCGGAGCGCAAAAGAGTCTGCTTCAGGAATCGCTCTCAGAGGCTGAGAACGAGTTCCGCAAGCGCATCGATCTCGAAACCATGGCCGGTGGGATCAAAGCGGGCGGAGTGCAACCGTTTCAGTCCGCTGCGATGGGCCGAGAGGTCGAGACCGTGTTCGACGATGCTCGAAAGGCTTTCAGGCAGAAGTCTGAAGAGCTTTACGCCCCAACAAGGCCATTTGAGGACGCAGCGGCTTTCGACATCACCGCGCCTCCTGCAAAAGGACAAAGCTCCTTGCGCCAAGACGCATTGGATCTGATGAGCAGGATTCCTGATATCCCTGCTGGTGGATTGACGGAACTCAAAAAACTGCTGTCCAGACGGAAGGTGGTGTCGGCACCGTACTCTCCTGATCCCACGGCTCCGATCACTGTTTCGGTTCCTGAAAAAGCGTCTCTAGCTGAATTGAGAGCCATTCGAGACGAACTCTATCAGTTTGCAGACTATTCTGGTGAGGCGATGGGCAAAAACGCTCAACGCGAAATCCGAAATCTAGGCCAACGGATAACCGACACGATTGATGCTCAAGCTGATTCAGCGTTTGGAGCAGCAAACAGCCAAGCATTGAGAGAGGCCAACGACTTCTACTCGAAGTTCCGTCCTCGTTTCGATGAGTTTGGTGTGATTCAGGCATTCAAGCCTGAGCGTATGGAGACCGCTCAAATGGCTGAATCAGTTCGTGGCCGTGTCGCCAAGCAGGGTGTCGAGACTCCAGCGTTCCAGAACGCCATCACGCTCCTTGATGACCTCAAAGCGGCTGGTACTCAGGGCGTCCCAGACTCCAAGAAGCTGGCCGACATCACGAGATCGGGAATTGTTGATCGCTCGCTCAATACCGAGACCAGAGAACTGAACCTTCGCCAGCTCGCAAGCGACCTGAACAACATCGAGCAGCAGAGTCCTGGCGGGTTGGCCAAGCTCGGGTTCGGAACCACTCAGGAACTCAAGCGATTCGTGCGGTTTGTCACCGGACTTGAGAACGCCGAGAAGGTTGGTCCTGAAAAGATCGTTCAGCTTCTCAATACCGAGACTCCTGCTGGCTTTGCGGTCGCCTCCAGGGCCGTTCAGACGCTTCCGGATGTCGCCACCGTTGATTCGGTCATCTCTGCTCTCCAGAAACGCGCCGTAGGAGGCTCGAAAATGGCAAAAGAGACTCTCGATTCTATCCGTGCCCGTGAGATCGAGGATTTGCTGCTCGAAGTGCGCGGTGGACGACGCGGGGCAGCCACTGGAGCCGTCGGCATTCTCGCAGACCCGACTGAACGAGACCGTATCGAGCGAATTCTTGGCCCCAAGCTGCTTTCGGACATCGAAAAGACGTTCATCCCGGGCTTTCGCGTGATGGAAGAGGCCCGCGAGGCTGCTGGTTTGGCTGGTTCTCCAAGTCGTGGTGCCGCTTTTGAGCGAGCAGGAAAGAAAATCGCGGAACTTCCCATTCAGATCGGAGCAGGAAAGGGCGCTAGCGGTGTCTTGTCCATGCTGAGTTCAATGGCCGATCTCGGAACCTACGCACTCGTCTCCAAGGCGATCGCCAAGGGAGCGGGTGTCAGCGGCATGCGATCCAGACGCGATTTCTTCAATGAAATGGCCAGAATTGCAGAGCTTCCACAGCCCTCGCAGCTAGCCGCTCTCCGCCGGTACGCAGGCGAAGACGAGACCGAGAGATAATTTCTCAAGAAAAAGTTTGCAACGTTGGGCAACACGGTCCATTCTTTGGTCCGTGAGCGTAAAACTACTCTCGATCAAAGAGATCGCACAGGCACTCGGGACTCATCCCGAGACGGTGCGTCGATGGATCAGGGATGGTCGGCTTCCAGCCATGAGAGCAACGAAGCGCACGATCCGTGTCCGCTCCGACGTAGTCGAACAACTCCTCAGAAACAACGGCAAATGAACAACGCAATCGCAACGACAACCGCTGAGCCATCCGCAGAGATGTACAGCAAGATCGCAGACCCAATCACCGCCATCGAGAAGATGGGCGAGTGGATAGCATCATCCGGCATGCTCGGATGCACCAAGGTCGAACAGGGCAAACTCATCGCGTGGCAGTGCGCCGCCGAGAAGAAGACCCCGTTCGATTTCAAGCGCGAGTACCACATCATCAACGGCTCACTCAGCATGCGCTCCGATGCCATGCTGGCCGGCTACCGCGCTCGCGGTGGCAAGGTGCTGTGGAAGCAGTTCGACCAGAAGGCCGCGATCGCGGTCTGGACCTACGATGGTAACCAATGCGAGATCGGATTCTCAACCGAGGACGCCAAGCT